CTAGTCTTTGATCTAGGGGAGTTTAGTACCCCTGCCACTAGGTAGCTGCCACCTTTTATATATTATTTTAATATATTTATAAAAAATTACGTAAGATTTGAACTGTCGATTAACCATAATATGGACTATCCAATCTAATAGGTTTTCCTTCTGCATCTCTTAGCCCTACCCTAATTGAAGTATTTTCATTCCATTCATAATAGTCCAATTGTATTAATTTGTAAAAATAGTCATCCATGTATCTTTCTACCTCTAAATTTGCTAGAATTTTATTTTCAACATCACTTATGAGCGTGCAAGGGAAAGCCGTATCATCCTCTAATGGTGTCAATGCTTCCTTGGCCATGTCATATTGATATATGCCTTGATTGTATCGGTTTGCTGCCTTATCCATAATTTCATCTACAATTATGTCAAACATTTCGGCCTTTTCAATTTTTTCCTCTACTCTTAACACATCTTCTGTTGTAATGCCATGCACTTCCAATAAATAATCCAAATATACTTGCCTGTCCTCTTCATAAATATCTTCTTTCCTGACCTTCTTTATAACGTTCACATAATCTGGGTTCAAGATTTCCCATTCATCATCGTTTGCTTTAATTCCATTGGCTATCATTTTCTCTGCTAACTTATCGAATATAGGCAATCCCGCAAATGAACTTTGTAGATTTATGCCTTCACACCACATCATTTTTCTTGCTTTGCGATGATCAAATGGTCCTCCTAATTTACAACTCCAGCCATTAAACTGTAATGACCTATAAAGTGGTCTTACTGCTCTATACTTCCCTCTTCTATATATAAATTCAAGGCTCAGGAATTCTAATCTAGTTAGTGGACATATTTTACACACTTTCAAATGGAAACCTAACCCACAATCCTTATGATTTAGAAACACTGCAGGAAATTCTTTCAAGTATGCCATTAACAGTATGATTGTAATTATCACTAAACTATCATCTCCTTTACATGCGATGGCTACTGGTTGTACCACTTCCATGCGTTTGTCCAGTTCATAGGGTATTCCTGCTAACCACAATAAATAAACATTGAATTCTACGTTTCTTCTAGTATTTCCTTCCGTGGTATTATTTCGTCCAGAAGGGACCACTCCATACAGTATTACCCAGATCATCATTTTGAAACTCTTGACTGGGGTTTTGATTACTTGGTAATTTTCCAGTATTGTAGGATCTAAGGCAAACATAGACTTTGTATCATCTTGAAATAAATCGGCTAAGTTGGGTAGTGGTAAGAAATTCATTTTCTCCAGTCCATACTCATATATGTCCATGTCTACATACAATGTTTCTGGTGTAAAACTTTTATCGTACTTAGAAAAATCCATAGCTGCTCCTACAGCTTCACCGTGTGTTACAACATCATCAACCATACGTGTGATTTTATCGCATAAATCTGAATAGTCGCCTGGTGCACAATATCCATTTAAATCAGTTTCCCACAATCTTTCAAAACATGAGTAAAACGGTCCCATTAACGTTCTTAATTCCGGGGATTGGTACATTATTTGCCTAGCATCTTTGACTTGAAAAATAGCTTCCATGTATTTATCCATACTAACTCTCAAATTGTTTTCAGTCTTCTCAATCTTTGGCATGGCTTCAAACCATCTTTTAGCTACCCCGGTCTGCATGAATTTTTT